CAAGCGAAACTCCTGTCCATCAATAGCAAACCGGGTGCCCGAGTAGTTCCTCATGATGACGAAATCACCCTCTTTGCACCACGGCCCAGTTGGAAACTTACCTTCATCCTTATAGGCTAGATCGCCTAGTTTCAAGACAAAGCCAAGACAGGAAGCGATCTCTTCGGACTTTCTAGTCGTATCGGCTAGGATAATCCCGCTTTCTGTTGCGTCCTCAATCTTGGGCAGGGTAATCAAGATCTTATACCCTGTAGGAATCGGCATCTTTATTTCCGGTATCTGATTTGCCTGCTCTAAGGTTTTCTCCTTATCTATTGCGCCTAGACGTGTAGTCATAGTCCCTCTGTTCTTTTTGCGATTTCAATTAAATCAAGGATCTCCCGTTCTGCTATGGCAAGTCCTTGAACCACACCGACTTGAAATCGATAGTCGGAGTAATCCTTTGCGCCGCCCGTAGCCAAGTCATCGGCATAGGCGTTCATGTGTTCTCTGATCTTTCTACGAATTAACTCTTCAAACGATTGACCTTCGTTCACTCAGTGCCCCCTTCGGGTTGTTGTGGTTGGTTCTTTGCTTCGCGGGCCATATCTACCCCGGTACGCATGGCATCGACTTGTGCCCTAATCTGCTGGTCAGTGCGACTCTTGGCGATATCAACCCCGACCTGTAGCCCTTTGAGTTCCGCCTCCATGGACAGACGTTGCTTCTCCAAGTCGATCTCATCAGCCTTGGCTGCTGCGTCCGTGATGTCCTTCTGCTGTTTGCGCTGCAACTCAGCGGCCTTAATGGCAAGTTCTTGCTTCTGGATCTGAGTGATCGGATCTTGTGCAGCCGCCTGCGCTTGCTGCGCTGCAACTTCGGTCTGACTGCGACCCAAGACGATCTCCGAGGCCATAGCCGCCAGACGAGACATCTCCAACTCAATGTCTTCGGGTAGAACAGTGTTAGGTTCAGGAAGCCCAGCCCCCATCGCCTGCTCGATACGCTGCCTGTAAGCAAAGGCCATGTGCTCCGCGATATGAGCCTGCGCCGCCGCCATCATGGCTCCGGCCTGTGGGTTCTGCCCCATCATCTGTCTGAGCATCGGGTCGTTCAAGAGGTTCATGTGCACCTTGATGTGTGCCTCATGGTCTTGGTAGATGAACGCTTTGACCGGCTTCATGTTGAGCACGTTCATGTTCTCCGAGATCGGATCGACTGGTTTGACATCATCTTCGACCGGGAGGATCTTCTGAACGTTACGCAGCCCCAGCACCTCAAGCATCTGCCTATGGAGTTGGGCTAGGTCATATAACTGGGGGGCACTTTGTGCGAGTTGAAGTACGGCTTGGTACTGCACCACCCGCTGAGACATTGTTGACGCATTGGGGTCAGAGACAGGAATGACCTCGACCATGTCGTAGTCCGCCCGCGAGACCTTCGGCTCTTGCCCCTCACCAGCCTCACTTGAGTCCGTATGAGCCGGTTCGTACTCGTACTCATCATCCGCAAACTCAGCAATGATCGCCGCAAGCAGTTTGAACTCACACTTCATAGCCGCATGAATACGGGCTTGGACGGCAGACATGACTTTTAAACTTCTTTCCAACAATGCCAGCGTCGTACCTACCGGGGTCTCTTTATTGATGTCCTGAATCTTAAGTTCAGCCACCGCAGCCAAAGATCTTCCCTGTTCCACGATGATGTTCATCAATGAAAGGAGGGTTTGGCTGGGTTCTTTATATGGGAGGAAGGCAATGTTCTCGGCAATCTTGCCGCTGGCAATATCTACGTCCCTAAACTCGCCCGGAGCGATCGGAGTGTCGTCTCCTTTGATCCGTAGACCCCTAGTTTTTAAACCGCCCGGGAGATTTGAGAGGGTGCCCGCATCCACCAACTGCCTTAATAACGACGTACTCGACTTCGCATGCCCACCAATTAAGTGAATTAGGCCATATCCGTAGAAACCAAAGCCCGGGATGTATACATAGTGAACAAAGTGGATTCGCTTCTGTTTTAGGTCATCTTCTGGGTCCCAATTACGCCGAATAGCCAGAATTTCTCCAGTTGTACGCTCCAAAGTGATGACATAGGGTATGGCTAACTCATTTTCGTCTCGGTATGGGTCATCTTCTAGGTCTAAATCCACGTGCATCTCAAGAATTAGGTACCTATCGTCCTGAACGATGGTCGCATCGTCATCTTCAGCCAATTCACGAGTAAATTCAGGTGGTACAGACCCCGGATCAGGTAATTCTATGTCCCGATAGAAGCCCGCAACCTGCAACTTCTTGATTTCATTCTCAGTTTTACGCATTACATGCGTGTATCTGCCGCAAGTTTGGAGGTCTGAGGCCCCATAACTAATGATGAAGTCCTCTGCGGGGATGAAAACTGCGACTTGACGACCCAAAGACGGGTCAAAATAGACTTTTTTGAACGCTGAACCAGCCAAAGCCAGCGACCAGAGCATCCTTTCGTGCTCGGCACGGTACTCAGGCATTTTTTCTGTGAGTTGGTAGTTCATGTCGTCCTTGACACGAGCCGCCGCTTGCTCTTTTTCCTTGGTCAGTTTGCCAATAATCTGCGTTTTGACCGGCCCCGTGGGCGGAAAAGTCTCCATGATGGAGTCGGCTTGGAACCTAACAACTGCTTCTGAGAGCATTGGGTGGAAAACACCGCAAGCACCGGGCCACGGCTCGGTTCTCTCCTCAATCTTGAGGCCCAGAAGTTTCAATCCATCGCTATAAGTCTTCTCCCAGTCCTTTCTAGAGTTCTTATCGGACTGAAAATCACCAATTAGGTCCTCTGACAGAGAGGCTAGGGTGCCCTCATCGAAGTAATCTGCGAGGTTTGCGGATAAGTTCTTGATCCCTTCGCCGTCATATTTGCCCTTCTCTATCTCAATCTCGATGCCACCGGCCTTAATCTCAACGCTCTCGGGGTCTTCGATCTCAATCTCAATGGCGGGTTCATCCGCCACCATCATGTCTTCTTCTCGGAGTCCTAACGGAGCCTGATTGACTGCTTTATCGATTGCCATAACTTATCCTTAATAGTAGGCAGGTGCCCGCCGCCTGAAATACCGTATGTCGTCCGGCTCATCACTGTCCAGTTTGATGAAGCCCCCTTGTCTAAATCTAAGCAGCGCTTGACTTGTCGAGTCCACCAAGTCGTCATTGGCCCCCGATGGGAAGTCGTTGCACTCCTCAATTACATCCTTAGCCCACCGTTTGTCCGGCGCCCAGACAATGCCTGAACTAAATAAGTCACTAACAGCGTTTACCCTGCTTATCTTATCCTGCCCCTTGCTCGGTGTGAACTCCGACACGGGCACGCCTGTCCTTCTCAGTTCTTGGTACAGCGCCGCACCGTTGGACTTTTTCTCCACTATGAACGCATCCGGCTCCCAGTCCTTGTACTCCTCCATCACGAGCTTCTTCAGCTCTGGGAACTCCATCCGCTTCTTGATCGCGTTGAGCAAGATGATGTTCTTGGCCCCGGTCTTGTGATGAGTGAACACACCCCACGTTGTGAGGGCGTTGTAGTCAGCACGGTTGTTGGCTTCCTGCGCAGCGTCCAAAGACATGATGATGAACTCGCACTCGGGCGGTGGATCGTCGGCGGGCCAGATCTGCCACCACTCCCTCTTGATCAGAGCGCCTTCCTCGGAGACGGGATTTTGCATGTACTGAGCTTCCCAGTACCGCACGTCCATGCCAGCCTTCTTGGCCAGCAATTCTTCAAGCGTCCAGAACTCGCTCCAGAGCGGTTTGTCGTTCAAAATCGCAGGAAATTCCACCACTTCCCACTGATCCACGTCCTCTTCACGGGCCATCTGGCTGATGATCTGCCCGGTCAAATCAAGCTTAGACCACCGCGTCATCACGATGATGATCGCGCCGCCGGGCATCAAACGCTGTAGAGGGCCAGACATAAACCACTCCCAAGCAGGGAGAAAAACATCAGGACGCCCAGTCTTGGCCTCTTGTTCGGAGTGAGGGTCGTCAATAATAAACAGGTCAGCACCACGACCAGCAAGAGCGCCGCCGACACCGATAGCAAAATACTCACCGTTGTAATTCGTACCCCATCTCGAAGCTGATTTAGAGTCACTTTGAAGCTCCACCTGCGGGAAAATGTCCTTGTAGGACTCCGATCCGACCAAATTTCGCACCCGACGACCGAAGTTCACAGCCAAATCCGCCGTGTGGGACGCCATGATCACCTTTTTGTGGGGGAATTTCCCCAAAAACCACGCTGGAGCGAGGTAAGAAATCAATTCTGACTTGCCGTGACGGGGTGCAATGTTCACAATCACCCGTTTTTTGCGTCCGGCGGCGATTTCCTCGAAGATTCTGGCCAATCTGCGGTGGTGTGGACCGACTTTGTACCCCGGATAGACGTGATCTGCGAAGGAAAGTAAGGAATCCTTACCGACTTGCTGGATAGTCTGGCTGTCCCACGTGTCCAAAAGCTCCAAAATGCGCCGTTTTTCCTCTGGTGTGGCCAGCGGAAGCAGCGATTTGATGTGGTCAATCTTCTCGCGTGTGATCTGCATCAATTACTTCCACTGCTTGAACATCGACCGTGCGTTTTTCCAGCTTCGCAAGCTTTTCAAGCAGCTCTTGCTCCACTTCTTCAAGTGACTGCGTCTTGTGCGTGACTTCGCTGCGCTTTTTGAAGGCATCCACCCCGTCGATCTCACCCAAAGCACGCAGCGCCGTGAGCCTGATCTTCGGATTCGAGTCCTCGGTCTCCTGCACGAGCCGATTGACCACGAACTTTTTGAGTTCAGCCAGCTCTTGAACCACGTACGTGTCGTGCTGAGCAACCATTCCTGCCAGATATGCAAGTGTTGGATTACTGTATTGAGAGAGAACGGGAGTGTTTTTGGGATCAGAGAGCATTGCATGAGCCGCTTCTCGTGCGGCATCTTTGTCTGCTTCTGTTGGGATGATGGGTTGACCTGTTAGATCTGATAGAAGCTTCACTGTCCTTGCCCTCATCTCCAACTCTTCATGCGGAGAAAGGTCGGGCATCGCTTCAGTGGCTGAAGTCGGCAGCGGGATGTGACCGTCAATGTCTGGTGAAAGGTATTCCATAGAGGAAGGTGGCACTCTGGATGGACGGAATGTAGCAGAAATATATACAGCCGTGCAAGGGGAGGTTGGGACTCCTACCGGGGGCATCACTCAGCAACGACTGCGTCGTGGCTTCGTGGAGAAAAAAGACCCCCCGGGAGGGGGGTCAAAGGAGGAGACTATGGCCGGAGGAGAGCCCGGCGTGGAAATTGTAAATGTGGGGGATTATTTGTGCGCATTGTGGGGTGTGGGGTGCGCAGGGGGACCCATCTGGGAGTTTGGGGGGTGGGGGTCGGTCTAGACTATCCCGTGAGAATTTCACTATCCATGCTGGATTTGGTAATCTGATTCCAATGCCTGAACGGTTCAGGCAGACTTGGAGTTACCTATGAAACGGAAATCATTCCATCAGATCCTGAAAGAGTTCTTGCAGGATGACCCGATCAACGCTGTGTTTGTGCATGATGCGCTCAATCGTCATGCCAAGTACATCATGTCCCTGAAAGAGGACAAGGATGATCGCTCACTGTTTGCACTAAGTCTGGTGCAAGACATTGCCCGAGATTGGCAAGAGTTGGAGCGCGAGCCGATCAAAGCAAAGATCGGTGAGGCGCAGAAAATCTAAACCCAAGGGGACTTCGGTCCCCGTCTTTTGAAAGGAAAATGAAATGAAAACACGCACTGTCCGTGGCATTATCAATGCCGTCACTTGGATGCTGGTTGGTATGGTTCTGATGGCTCGATATCTCTGCATCAGCATGGGCATCACATCAGGGTTTAACTATGTGGGTTGGGACACTGTGGCTTACATACTTGGCGGTCTTGCTGGAATGCATCTAGTGATGTGGTTTGACCCAACATTCAAGGAGCAGTAATGACTACAGGCCAGATCAATATCTGGCGTGGCTGGGTTCGTCGGGCATGGCTCGACGCCCAGCGGGAACGCCGACCATTCAGTACGCTATGACCAAGGGGGCTTCGGCCCCCTCTTTTTTTTGTGCCCACGCTTTTGATACCAGTTATCTGTCGCCGCGTGCCCATGCTCGCGTGTGGCTGGACGCTATTTAGCGTGTCACTACCCCGTGAGAATTTGATTAGCGTGACAGGGTATGGGATAAACATATCACCAGACACAATGGTGTGTTTGGTTTTTTGGAGTACTCACATGAGTCGTAACAAAACCGCGCCTAAGTCGGAATCGGCGCCCGACACCCTCCCCACATCTGACAAAGATGCGGGCTACAGGTTTGCCCGTACGGGTGAAACCGCGTCAACGATCGCCCGATACTTGGTCGGTCGTCATCCGTCATTCCCCACGGAAGTGTCGGACACCTTGAAAACGGATTTGAATGCTGGTTTCATGCTACGCGCCCATGAATTGTGGGGCGAGGAGGTTTTCATGCAGGGTGAGGGTAATACTCTCATTCGCATCGCAAACACCAAAGATGCAGACCATGATAAAAAGGTCGAGGGCAAAAAAGGTCTGTCGCGTTTTTCCCTGGAAGTCGCCTACGCGGTGAGTGCTCAGGAATTTGGGCAGATGCGAAACAAAGACCCTCAACGCCATGCAATATTGAAACAATGGCGCGATCGTTTCTCGAAGTACGCTTCGAACAACATGAGCGCACTCAAATTGCAGGCGCGACTCATTCTGTCAGACGGTAAAACCCGTGAGCGTGGCGCGACCAAGTCATTTACCGATGCACTCACCGAAGTGTTCGAGACATACGACAAGCGTGTGAAAACCGCGACCGCCCGTGGTGACGAAACCGCGAATGAAGTGAAGTACAGAATGGCGCGTGACGCATTCTGGAAAGCGTACAAGGTCTAACCCGACCCGATCAAACCCGACCCGACAGGGTCGGGTTTTTTTGCGCCCAGCGTTTTTTGATACCAGTTATTTGTCGTCGCGCGAGTGTGCGGGGGTGTGCTGGCGCTTAGTTAGCCGTTCAGCATCCCGTGAGAACTTGATTAAGAGTTCAGGGTATGCAATAAACAAATCACTGGGGACAATCCCGTTCTCAGTAGCTTTCAACGAAAGGATCAATCATGAAAGCAAAACCCATTACTTCCCTGAAGGATGCTGGCTATCGGTCAGCCCTTGCTGGCGAAGGTTTGTCTCAAGTGGCTCAATACATCATTGAGCAATGCCCTTCGTTCTTGACTGAGGTTCCCGATGAGGTCAAGGCTGAACTGACCGCTGGCTGGGCACTGCGCTGGCAAGAACTGAACACTGCCAAACAATACAGCACTGACTGGGTGCCAGTGGAAAAGAACGGCGCAGTCACAATGACCCTTGCCTATGCCATGTCCTTCACGGCTCAGGCTTTCGGTCAGCTCCGCCAGTCTGACCCCCAGCGCCATGCAGTAATAAAGCAGGTTCGGGATGCGTTCAGCAAATACTGCTCTAATCGAATGGCTGATCTCAAGACTGCGGTCAAGAGGCTGACTGCCACGGAACGCCAGCGTTCAGCTACCCCTGATTTCGCTGACTGGGTGAATACTGCCCTTGATAACATTCTCACCCGATGCAGGAACGCATCGGCTAGAGGGGATGCCACTGCCAATGAGGTCAAGGTTCGTATGGCAATCGAATCGTTCAAGAAAACTCTAGGCTGATGCCTACTGCCCAGCCCTTCGGGGCTGGGTTTTTTTCGCCCTGACTTTTTTGATGCCAGTTATCTGTCGCCGCGCGTGTGCGCGAGCCAAGCCGCTATTTAGCGTTTCACGGGGTAGTGAAATTCCAAAATTCCAGACCGATTCCAGTCTGATTGGAACTGAGTTGGAATTTTGGAATCGGCAAAATTCCAGTCTGGGCGCACGATTCCAGTTTGGTTTTTCAAACTGGAACTGAGTTTTCCCTTATAAATCATATAGTTAACCTCAAAAATTCCAAAATTCCAAAATTCCAGCGCGATTTCGCGGAATCAGCCAAACAAAAGCACGGTCATCAAGAACGCACGGTGCAAATCTCGCCCCCGCAAAACTTCCCCCAAAACACAATCATTCTCTTTG